GAACCTGAAGGATAAGTTTCCTTCTGTTAATCTGATTGGTATTCGTGTTCTGTGTAGTCGTGATGCAAATAAGTTTATTCAACTTTATCATCCTTGGAGTGATAAAAAGTATGATGCAATCCATAGTGATTGGAAGAAGAATAAGAGTTTCATTATCACTAACTCTGGGTATGATGCCTACTTTGGCATTTCTTCTACCGCACTTTCTCAGGAAGCTGACTTTGAGGTTGCCGATGATGCTTCTAAATCACAAATTAAATCTGCTTTTGTGAAGTCTCTTAAAACCAAAAAACTAAATAAAAAAGTTCTTGGCGAATTTATCCAATTGGTTGCTTGATGTTATGAAAACAAAATTTCCTTACGAACACGTTATTAACTATGAAACCAAAGAAGTGTGGATTTCTTGTAATAGTGTAACTACTGCTTTGGGTATTCCAGCACTTGTTGAAAAATACTATCCTGGTTATAAAGGTCACATAGGTAGCAAGGAATATCTGGAGACACTTCGGAACCAGTTGGCGAACTGACCACTAGGGATCCCAGCGGACCCTCTTTTGCCTTATAATAACTTCAGTTGAAACAAACCCACATTATGACCCGCATTCAAATGACCGACGACCAAATCATCAGTGACCTGAAGAACACCTTTGGTAAAGAGTTTACTGCTGCCGATGTTCGCGGTTATTGTGCATCTAAAAACCTTTCCTATCCCACTGTTACCAAGCGACTTGAAAACTTTAAAGTTGGTCGTGGTAAGTGGAATCTGGAAGTAACTCAAAAGAAAGTGGAAGAGATGGAGCGTACTTTTAATAGCGTTGCTGTTCTTCCTGAGCATCATCAAAACCTTATCCCCGATAAAGATGATACCTTCGTCAAGTTTGGTAACTTTAATGATGTTAAGAAGATTATTCAGTCCCGTCTTTTCTATCCTACGTTCATTACGGGTCTTTCGGGTAATGGTAAAACGTTCAGTGTGGAGCAAGCGTGTGCTCAACTGAAGCGTGAACTTATCCGTGTCAACATTACGATTGAGACTGATGAGGATGACCTGATCGGTGGTTTCCGTCTTGTGAATGGTGAGACTGCTTGGCACAACGGTCCCGTTATTGAGGCACTGGAGCGAGGAGCAATCCTTCTACTGGACGAGATTGACCTTGCTTCCAACAAAATCCTTTGCCTGCAATCTGTTCTGGAAGGTAAAGGTGTCTTCCTGAAGAAGATTGGTAAGTTTGTGAAACCCGCTGCTGGTTTCAATGTGATTGCTACCGCAAATACTAAGGGTAAGGGTTCTGATGATGGACGTTTCATCGGCACCAACGTTCTCAATGAGGCATTCCTGGAACGCTTCCCTGTGACCTTTGAGCAGTCCTATCCTGCACCTTCTGTGGAGCAGAAAATCCTTGAGGGCATCGCTCTGGACCTGGGTGTGGAAGACCGTGACTTCTGCAAGCGTTTGGTTGATTGGGGCGATATCATCCGCAAGACCTTCTACGATGGTGGTATTGAGGAAATCATCAGCACTCGCCGCCTGGTGCATATCATCCGTGCTTTCAGCATCTTCCAAGATAAGGCAAAGGCAATCCAAGTTTGTGTGAATCGGTTTGATGATGAAACTAAGCAAGCATTCCTTGAACTCTATGACAAAGTTGATGCTGATTTCCAAATGCCTGTTCAAACTGAACTCAACATTGACGATAAGCAAGCAAACTGATAGAATATGAGGAGGTCAATGTGCCTCCTCTTTTTGTCCTTTTACTATGAAACAAAATGTCTGAAAAATTTGAGAGCACTTACGAAAGTTTATTTCCAATTACTTTTGGAGATACTGTAATCTCTGGTGGAGTTGGGACCGATACAATTAAATTTGATATTAAAATGCCTGAAGAAACAAACAAAAACGGTTTTTGGAAATATGAAGAAGATAAAACACTGAAGGAGGTTGAGCAATACCTTTCCAGCACTTATCATTCGCATTACACATCCGAACAATCTAAAACTCAAACTCTTGATCTGATTGAGAGTATTGGTGATGCAGAAGCATTTACCCGTTCTAATGCAATCAAGTATCTTTCTCGTTTTGGTAAGAAGAATGGTAAATCTAAAATGGACATTCTAAAAGCAATCCATTATTGTATTCTTCTGTACCACTTCGCTGGTCTTCACAAGAAATCTAACAACGAATATCCTTATTGATTATGAAACTCTCTGATAAAACTCTTTCGGTTCTCAAAAACTTCTCTGGTATTAATCAGTCTATTCTTTTCAAGGAAGGTAACAAACTTCGCACTATCAGTGTGATGAAGAATATCCTTGCAGAAGCAACGATTACTGAAGAGTTTCCCCGTGACTTTGGTATCTATGATCTGAACCAGTTTCTGAATGGTCTGGGTCTTCACAAAGCACCTGAACTGGACTTTGGGAATGATGGTTATGTGGTTATTCGTGAAGGTAAAATGCGGTCTAAGTATTTCTTTGCCGACCCCAGTGTGATTGTTACTCCTCCAGATAAAGCAATTAATCTTCCCAGCGAAGATGTTTGTTTTGAATTGACTACTGAACAAATGGACAAATTGTTGAAAGCAGCAGCGGTTTATCAACTTCCTGATATTTCTGCTGTTGGTGAAGCGGGTGTTGTAAAACTAGTTGTCCGCGACAAGAAGAACGATACTTCCAACGATTTTTCTATTGTAGTTGGTGAAACCAATAGTGAGTTTTGTGCCAATTTTAAAGTTGAAAATTTAAAAATCTTAAATGGTTCTTATGAAGTTGTAATTTCAAGTAAACTTCTTTCTAGATTTACTCATACTGGATTTGATTTAACATATTATATTGCTATGGAACCGGATTCAAACTTTTAATTAAACTAAATAGTGGTAGTTAAGAGGTTGTTATTATCTAATGTTTCATTACACATATAAAATCACTCATTTAGAAACCAATGAATATTATGTTGGAAGACATACTACAAATAATCTAGATGATAATTATTATGGTAGTGGAGTTTGGGTAAATAAACAACCTAAAACTAAATTAAAAAAAGAAGTACTACAATTTTATTCTTCTGTTGATAATCTTTTAATTGCTGAAGAAGTTCTTATTTGTGAAAACTTTGAAAATCCTTTGTGTATGAATAAAATAAAATCTTCTTCTGTTCAAATGGGGAGTTATGGTTTAATTCATACTGAAGAAACAAAAAAGTATATTGGCAATTTAAATAAAGGAAATAAGTATAGATTAGGGAAAAATCATACCGAAAACACAAAAAGAAAAATAAGTGAAAAAGCAAAAGGAAGAAAGCATACGGAAGAAGCAAAACAAAAAATGAGTAAATCCAGAAAAGGACAACTTCCTTGGAACACGGGAAAAAAACTTACTGAACAACATAAAAATAAAGTAAGCAAATCTTTAACTGGAAGAGTGCATAGTGAAGATACCAGAGAAAAAATATCACATTCGAAATATAAAAAATATCTAGTTATTCATCCTTGCGGAAAACAAGAAATTATATTAGGATTATCCTTATGGTGTGAGCAAAACGGAGTAGATAGAAGTAATGCCGTAAAAGTTTTATCTGGAAAATATAAACAAACTAAAGGTTATAAATTTTTTAAAATTGATTGAATTTTTATTATGAATGTATTTGTCACTTCGCCATTCCCGGCAGAAAGTGCAATAGCACTTCCTGACCGTCACATAACAAAAATGCCACTTGAATGCTGCCAAATGCTTTCTATTGTTGCTTCTTCTTGGTATCATAATTACGGACCACTTCATAAAAAAGATGGAAATCCTTATGCAACTGTCAAAGGTGCTTTTCGTAATCATCCCTGCACCAAATGGGCAGCAGAAAGCATCCATAATGCCTATTGGTTAATAAAGCACGGAATGAACCTCTGTGATGAATTTCAACTCCGTTATGGAAAACCACATTCGTGTTATAAAACTCTTGTGGATGCATACTATTTGTTTCCCAAGGGTAAGATTACAGAAGTGACTCCATTTGCTCGTGCTATGCCTGAGGAATGGAAGTATGACGAAACTATTGATACATTTGAAGCATACAAAAGGTATATCGCATCCAAACCTTGGGTGTCTGAAAACTATCTTCGTATGCCACAACGCAAACCTGATTGGGTCTAAATTATGAAACTTTTTGGAGTATGTTATGGATTATGGAAACAACTGATGAGTTATGATGGAACTGACTCTGAATGGGACTTTGAAGATTATTATGGTATATTTTGGGATTATCTAAACTATTCCTATATTAGACCAGAATGGAATATCAAAAGTGAGTGGAGTAAGAAAAGTGGCAAGTGAATTTCTTTTTGTGGAGAAATACCGTCCTCAAGTGATTGATGACTGTATTCTTCCTGATGATACTAAAAAAACATTCAAGGAGTTTGTGGAGAAGGGCGAGATTCCAAATCTTCTTCTTGCTGGACCTCCTGGTATTGGTAAAACAACAATCGCAAAAGCATTATGTAATGAACTGGGGGCAGATTTTTATGTCATCAACGGATCCGACGAAGGACGTTTCCTGGATACTGTACGAAACCAGGCGAAGAACTTTGCTTCGACCGTCTCACTTACGGGATCTTCTAAACACAAAGTCATCATCATTGACGAAGCAGACAACACCGGCAATGATGTTCAACTCTTACTACGGGCGAATATTGAGGCATTTTATAGCAACTGCCGATTCATCTTCACCTGCAACTACAAGAACAAGATCATTGAACCTCTCCATTCCCGTTGTGCCGTCATTGACTTCACAATCAAAGGGAAGCAAAAAGTTCAACTTGCTGGAAGTTTCTTTCAACGCCTTCAAACAATCCTGGATGCGGAAAAAATTGAGTATGAGCAAAAGGTACTTGCTGAACTTGTATCAAAGCACTTCCCAGACTTTCGTAGGGTCCTTAACGAGTGTCAGAGGTACGCTACGGGGGGAAAAATTGACTCGGGCATTCTTGCATCTTTCTCTGACCTCTCTGTAAATGAACTCATCAAGAATCTTAAAGAAAAAAACTTCACTGAAGTGCGAAAGTGGGTAGTCTCCAACTTAGACAACGATACTAATAGCATACTTCGCAGGATTTATGACGCCTGTTATGATTGTCTTTCCCCTCAATCTATCCCTGCTGCCGTTCTTGTTATTGCTAAGTATCAATACCAAAGTTCTTTTTGTGCTGACCAAGAAATAAATATTCTTGCTGCTTTA